ATGTTTGTGCTGAACCACCTTGAGAAGTTGAAGATGTTCCTCAAGTTGACTGGTCCAACCAACCTGTTGAAGTAGACATCCCGCATATTCTCGAGATCGTAGTAATCTTCAGAGAACATGAGGTTTGGATCTCCGATTGCATTATCAAAGAAGTCATGACTTGCAAATGATCTCATGATGTCTTCATCAAGGGCCTGTACAGCGCTTATCTCGATCCCAAACCTATTGTCGTCATTCGGAATCTCATTTCTCGGAATCTCCTGAAGTATTCCAAAGTGCCCACCCTCGGTGACCCAATTCTCATATTGGCTCCAGGATCTAACCCTGACTTTGTTGTCAGAGGATGCCTCGTCGAACTTTGGAGCAAGCATTGTGTACAGAACTTCCCTCTGTGAGATAACATTGGTCTCAATCAGGTTTTTAGCCCTGATGTGATTCTCATTTTGTGAGAAGTCGAAAAGAAGAATGTTTCCTCCTGCTGAGGAGGTAACTTCCTGGTCACAGGTAACGTCAAGTCTAAGCCTTCCAAATGAGCCGCTCTGGCTTGTGATGAAGTTTAGCCTCGTAAGCGGATCATTGACGCCGAAAGACGTTGGATTCCTGACATGCTCCTTCCATTCTTCAATGTCAAGCTCTCTCGACCAGAACCTTATTCTAGAGAGCTCGGAAAGAAGAATTGAATTTGAGACATATGTCGTTGCATTCAGAAGATTACCGTTGTTTGGATACGATGTTTCTCCATAGGACAGGAAAGCACCAGATGCATTCAGTCCCGGAGTTACGACAGACAGAACATCTGTTGAAGATGACCTGACCAGTGTGCTTGAGGTAGTGAAGTAAACGATGTCCTTGTCAGTCGCAAGCTTTCCTGCCCTTAGTGTCCATTCTTCCTTAGTGTCTCCTATTGGAGTTCTCATGAAACTCAAGTTCCACATGTCACCATCGAATAGCGATGCTCCAGTAAGTGACAGCAACATTGCAGGATGATTAGAACTTGATACAGCAAGGACAATGTTGGACTCTCCGAATGGTGAACTTCCCGATGAGTAGCCAAGAAGGTTCAGTACGTTAGTCCTTCCGCTCGATCCTGTTACATCAAGCCTCACGATTGAGCTTGGATCATTGTAACCTACTGACAGAGGGAACCTAACGTTTGATTCGTAAGTGAATGACGAAGTTGTGAACAGACCGTCAGAAGAATTTCCTGACAAGGAAGGAATGCCAGGCTCTGTGCGACTGCCGCTCAGGAATGATGAAGTTGCATTGAAGGTCAGGTCTGTCACAAACACACCAAACGAGTCTCTTTGAGACTTTCTTCCGGAGATGTATCCTGTCCTGGCTCCGCCGTACTCACGGATCCTTACCGATGTGTCAGGATCAAATCCAACAGACCTGATCAGGGACTCTATTGAGTGCCTTGTTCCCTTAGATCGTGCAATCTCAGGAATCGTAGCAACTATTCTTCGCCAGATCTTTGATTGAATTTTTGACAGAGTGTCTGTGCCTGTCTCAGGATCTACTCCGATATCATCGCCCCTGTGTCTTTGGGCATCTGTCTCACCTACAAACAGGGCAGGAAGCTCGAAACCGTACCTGCTTGCTATGAGAGGCAAGAATGTGTCTGCTATTGAGCTTACTTCATCGTAATCAAGATTCTCAAGCTTTCCGAACTGATCAATATACATCTTAAGCTCGTCAAACTGTCGAGCCCATATGAACAGGAGACTTGTAATCAGTTGAGCGCTTCCCAAATTTGTTTCACGTGGTAAGTCTCCTCCCTGCTCAAAGCTTCTGTTGATAGTTCCGTCTGTTGTCTCAAATGCTTCGAAATCACGTCCCTGTTCAAGGTAGTGCTGTGGAATGAGCTTGGTGATCAAGTTCGGGTTGTTGCCATCGTAAAGTGACGAAGACGTAAGGAGTCTCTCGTTCAGATCAACAACCTCGGGGTGGTCAGGGAACATGATTGGGCAGTGAATCATTCTCTCACGGAATGACGGCAGTCCGTCTATGTTTCCTTTGAGAGGAGTCACACTGTCGGCCTCAATGATTGCATGAAGACCGTTTCCTGATGAGTCTATGACTACACGATTCTTTGCATAGGAACCAGTGGGTTCATTGAACTTGTAGTACAGGATGAGATCATCACTCGGAGACTCAGGCTTGAACATAGAAGCTGATATCTCGTTCTGAGTGAAACTCTTATGATATACTCTGAACTCGTCTAAGCTTGCACTCAAATTTGAGGTTGGCAAGAAAGGATTCGCAAAGATTGAGTGAGATGAGCCACTTCCAATAAGAAACGGGCTGCCACGTGACTCTATTGTAGTTGACTCTAGTACAGAAGAAGTGGAAACAAGGCTAGCATTTTTAAAGAGCTGGAGTGAGTTGACTCCAGGTCGCCTGTTGTACTGAGCACACACATCGAACCAAGTTCCCTTTGTGTAACTCATGGATGCCGAGACGTAGCCGGCATCGCTTGCAACTCCGAAGAACAGGGTTCCAGTTTCAGGACTTGCTTCGGCCCTAAGACCTACCGTGTAGCTTCCGGCAGAGCCAAGCCTCTGAACAATCACTGACTCATCATTCGATGAACTCGGAACAAGAATCTTGAACTGGAAGGCTAAAGATTTATCAATAGGATCCAGCACAGGAAGACCTGTATTATTCTTGGTAAGAAGTGGGAATAGACCACCAGGTACGTCAGTCACCGAGATGTGACTTGCGCTGAAGTGCAGGCTTCCTCTGTACTTTGGGAACTGATCGAATACATGCTTCTCATATCCGGTCAAAGAGTCTAGCCATTCTTCAACTTGAAGTATTGTGCCATCGAATGGAAACTGATTGATGATCTTGTCGAATGCAATGTTTGTGTTAGCCTGGGCTGATGCGAAGAATGTGTGATTTGAAAAGTCAGACCAGTCAACAGGAAGCTGTTGAGTGCTCTTTAGCGCATCACCGGGAGCATTTCTTCTGAAGCTTTCCGATGGAATGTCAGAATCAAGAAAGTTATTCCCCGAGTAGGACATCCCTGGTCCACTCGAGCCTCTCTGTATCTTGAACAGAGTCTCCGTGTTGTAGACTTGCTTGATTCCTACAGGCATCAGGTCACCTTCAGCAGCGTTGACCTGTCAACAACGTTGTAGGTCTTTCCAAGCCTCGTGATTTCGTACTCAATCGAGTAACTTCCTCCGACCTTCATTCCGTCGGTAGGAAGTTCAAAGTAGCTGCCATTTGAGTCTATTGACATCTTTGAACCATCGCAATAGTCGAACAACAGTTCTCCTGTTGTAGCATCTCTAAGCCTGATTCTTGGGTTGTAGTACTCAACCTGAGCCGCCTGTAGAGGAAATTTTGATGCACGTGATTCCTCATTTCTATCAAAGAACCTTGCTGTGACTCTTGATTGCTGTCCGACCTTGAATGTGTGACTTGTGCAGGTTGTAGAAACTACCAACTGGGGCTCACCAAATGTCGTGGTGTTCCAATCTGGCTTTCTTACAGTAACAGTTCCTGTCCTAAGTGTCCTATTCCCTACTTTTGTCTTCAGGGTCTCATTGAACTTTATGCTGCCTGACGCAGTTAGAAAATTGTCTACTGTCTGACTGCCTGTCACATTGTTAGATGCTGACACGAAGAAACTTACGAAGTATACTCCTGGTACTCTTGTCCCTGATGTCGTGGTAACTTCTGATCCTGTGAAAGCAAGGGACAATGAGGAAGTCGAAAGGGTCAAAATTATGCAGCCAGAGCCTGTGACCGGGTTTCCGTTCAATTCACTGAACGGTGCCGTGAATCCCCTGTTGGAAGAGTAGTAGTACAACCTGTTGTCAACATCAGTGAAACTTGAACTTCTGTTGTCAACCCTGGAATCATTGCACTGGACTATAAGCTTGGGCCTGATGGAAAACTCTCGTGCATTTCCTGACCCGAATCTCTTCGCGAACCTGGTCACCGTGTCGGTCTCGTTTGAGCCTGAGAATGCAACTCGGAATCCGTTGAAGTTAAGCCTGCCTGTAAGGGAGGCCGACACAATCCTTGTGACATCGACACTCAAATCTTCATTGCCAGCTTCAAAGAATTGAGTACACTCAAAAGATGTTATGCCGCCAGCTGTGTAAGAAGTCACGTAATCAGACTGGCTTGAGAGGTCTGCACCAAGACCACATCCTGTCACGTTCCAAAGTGTTCCATTAGAAGAAGACAACCAGTTAGCTGCATCGACATCGGCAAAAGAAACTATGTCTCGTCCCATTCCTTCTTGGAATGAAGAAGAAAGTGGAAAGACTGATACAGTAAACTTTGATGGAACCGCCTGTCCCAGGCTCAATGACCGAAGTTGGAGGTAAGACTTGAATGTCGGATCACCAGGATCTAGCGTTGCGCTAAGATTGGAGATTGGTGACAAGTCAAAGTTGAGAAGAATTCTACTGATTTCGTTAGAACCAGTTGGAACACTTTCATCATACAGCTTGAAAAGATCGAGTGTTCCGGCCCTTCCGACATTTCCGCTTACAGAAAAAGATCCGTCTACGATCTTGTTTGTAATGTACGTGTCACCGGATGAAGTGAGAATCTTAATCATCAGACCACCGCAACAATTATATCTGTGCTTGGGTCAGCCAGTTCAAATACGCCACCAGGAGGCGGAATCACTATCCCTCTCGATGTATTCAACGTGAAGTCAAAGTCAACAGCAAGTGGACTTACTTTTTTGCTCAAGAAGCTTATGTCAGTGAGTGACAGGACTCCAGGTGTGTTGATTACCGCAAGCGTGATGTCAGAAAGAATGATTGGCTGATCTACTGTGAAATTCTTTGTGTCAAGAATCGATGCAACGTTAGTACGAACCTGTGATGCAACATCTGCTGGATTGGAGTTGGGGACAATCACTATCTTCACTGTGACTGTGTAATCGACAACTGAACAATCGAGAATGTCAACAGCATCGCTTATCAACCTGAACTCATTCAGGTAAGTGCTAAAGTTCTTCTTTAGGGTATCAGTTGACTGTATGAGAATGTTATCACCGTTTTTCGATGCAACGTAAAGAATGATCGACATAGGGTTAATGGGAGAAGGCCTGAGTCCTGCCTTTTCCACTCTTCCGAACATTGTTGGAATTGAGAAGACTCTAGAAAGAAGGTCCTCTTTTGTCACTATTCTCTGTTGCGAATTTCTTGCTGCAGGAATTAGTGCCCTCATCTCTTCGACCGTCGGAGCATTTGATCCACCAGTAGCAGCAAAGGAATTGATAACCTCAGCCGTCGATCTCACTGAGGCTGATCCTCCTGGGGATGCTGCCTGCGGGAACGATGTTCTCAATGTCTTGATCTTTCTGATCGAATTGGATGCTACATTGTGATTTGAGCCGCCACCATACCTGTACCTGACTGTGATGATCGTGTTTCTTGGAGCAATCCCAAGCGTCTTACTCTTCAACAGGCTTCTTGGATCTATGCTGAATCTCGTGATCGAAGTAGTGCCATACATCGGTAATGCAAACTTGCTCGGATCAGGAATTGCGTCCTCAGTGGCTAAAGTCTCATCTCCACCACCAAACATCATCGTTGTTCTTTTGTCTGCTATTCCGACAGAAACCATGAACCTTCGAGGAGCAGCAACTGGAGTGTAGACCTTCGGTACGGAATCAGAGTCCTTCCCAAAGTTCTTCACTGCCTTGTATGCTGTGTCCTGAGTTAGGGAGTCAACTTCGTAGTATTCATTTCCGTCTTCGTCTGCTACGGACAAGATCTCAGACACGTTTGGATTGGAAAGAGTGATTGTTCTGTATGGGAGGAACGAATCTTCAATTGTGAACGTATCGGTAGCGATCAGACCGCTTGTTGCATTGACGTTCCTGCTCAAGATAAAGCTTGAAGGAATTCCATTTGTCAAGGTTCCGTTCGAGATTTCAGCAAGTACGTTTCCTCCTGAATCTTTCTCACCCATGTCAAGGTCTTCTACCGTCGAGAAAATTATGTCAGAGGATGACTTCACCTCAGTAGTCGCCAGTATCTTGGGAGCAAAATCCAAGTTTGGAACGTATGCCCCATTATCAAGCTTTGCTGGTACTTCAACAAGGAAAGTCAACACAACATTTGCAGGAGATGCAACACCAATCTTCACACCTGCATTCCTGATGTGCCTTTCGATATTGGACGTCTCAATTGCATCAGACCAAGAAAGCTCTTTGAATTGGTGGTCCAAGTAGTAAGTGAGAGTGTCTCCGACAGACGCTGCCATGTCCAAGAACAGGCCTCCGACGCTCGACTCAGAGAAATCCTGAATCCTGTCGGAATAGAAAATTCTAGCGTGCTGTAGTAAGTCTGATCTCAGAGAGGAATAGTCCTTTGAGAGGTAAGACCTATTCACTCCATTTCTTTGCTGTCCTGCCATTAGTTCACCGTTGTCAAAGATACTTCGATTTTCTTGGGCTTGTCTTCAAATCCTGTGATCGTGTATCCAACCCTGATTGCAAGCCTTGCAGGTGTTGTCGCTGTTTGTGGTTCAATCACGGTTTCAAATGTATCTAGAATCACAAATGGCATGTAAAGAGAAACTGCTGATGCAATTCTTTTGATTGCTTCATTGTCACCCTCTTCTGTACCAAGCTCAAAGATGAGCTCCTTGATATTCGCACCGTACCCATAGTCAAAAAGTCTCTCACCTCGATTGGTGAGAATTAGATTTCTAATGTTATCGGCGATAGTTGCGTCCAATGTCCGATGCATTGCAAGCAATCCATCCGCACCCTCACCAAGTCTCAGAGGTGTCTTTATTCCAATTGGTGGACTTTCAACTTGATTGACTACCTGTGACTGAGTCTGTAAGGTTTCTCCTACAGACTTGAAGCTATAAACCTTTGCAGAAGCAGTGGCCATTGTTCCTCCTTCTACATATTAAGGAGGTCAAGAACTCCCCGGACCTGTAGTCGCTCCAACCTGAGCTGCCGGAGAGCCTGCAGTTGCGACTGGGATTCCGGGATTGATCATTACAGTGATGCTGGTCACGTAGGAGTCTACAGCAGCGGCTATTTCATCTGCGAGTGTAGACATGATCGCATTCGGGTCTGCGCCGTCCTTTGCTCCTTCATCCTTTGCCTTCTTGAAAGCATTTTCTATTGCAATCTTCATTGAAGGCTTTCCTGTTGCGATGATTGGCATCTTATTCTCCGAAAATTCTCTTTGACTTGATGTTCACTATCTCACCCTCTCTTGAGTCCATTGCACTTTTGAGAGAAGAGGCGGCTTGGTTAATCTGCGGCGATGGCGCACCATAACCTGGAGTTGTGTGGGTACTTAAGGTGTCACAAAATGTCCTGATATCAGTCATTATTGCCTTCAAGAGATCTTCAAGCTGCTTGTACTTGATGTAAGGCTGAAGTTTGTTAATGTTATCCTCTTCCTCAGGACCATCGTCAGCCCCTCCATCGGATGCATGCTTTCCAAGAATCACTGTAGATCCTGTGATTTGAACCAAACCGCTTGGTAGAAGCATAACAGATGCTGAGTCTTCAGCTGATAGACCTTCCTTGACGAGCTTGATGGACCCGTTTATTCTTCCTGTAGTGTCATCCTTCCTTGCAATGACCCTTACATTGTCAGACTTGATCACGACAGCTGATGTGGATCCGTAGTCAACTTCTTTATTGTCCTCAGCTCTTTCAAATGAATACGGTAAGGAATCAATCAAAGAAAATTCTACGTCTGATGCACATTTCATCGAAACATAAACACGAGCTGCATCATCATAAAAGTCAGGATCGCCTTCAGACAGGCTTTGGGTCAGTCCCTTTCTGTCCGGATCTTTGAGAGTCTCACTGAACTCTCTTGAATTTGAGTACACCTCATAGGAAGTTCTTCTAGCAGCGTCAAGACCGGTAGTGAAAGATCTTCCTGCGACTATGTCAATGCATCCTGACCCGGCACTTGATGCTTGAACACTGTCTGATGCATCAAATGTTTCCTGCTCCTTTGTCCTTCCTCTACTTGTTCCAAGAAT